TTTTTTTTTATTTTGGTCTAACTATAAATGTAGTATTCGTCTTTACGGTAGTTTCATCCTCGTAATTATTCATTTCGTTTAGTTCAAGGATGTACTTGGTCAACTCAAGGTACTTGCCTACATTTTCCATGTAATTAAGTATCTTTTTCGTCTCTTCAGGAGTCTCTCTCTTCAATACTACAAAGAATAACAAAGCCTCATCATGTGCTTGAGCAACTTGAGTATCACCAGATGGAGAATATACTTTACCATTGATTACAAACTTATCCTGTGCCCAGTCAAAGTCCCAGTAACCATCTTTGGTTAAATGTCCATTCTCTGCTAATGACCTCTTGGTTACGTATAGCACAATATTGATACCGTCTAATTCACCTGATACGGTTTCTTTTAATGAAGGCCAAGTTCTTATGTAGTTATATTGGATTAAGCCATCCAATAGATACGGTTCATAGTTGTTTCCAGTATCTTCACCGTAAGATAACATCTGGTCAAATCTCTTCAACCAGATTAGAGGTTGCTTCCCTGCATCCACTTCAACAAAGTCATTTACTATGGCTTTGTATCTATCCCATACTCCATTAGTAATCCTTTTCCTTCGTGCCATACCCTACTTCTTTACTGGGAAGCCGGGGTCTGGGCCATCTAATGGACCTGGCCTCCGGTGATTGACTACTTTTGGAACTACTACCTTCTTCACTGTTCTGCAAATAGGTAGATATATGGAAAGTCTTTCAGCAAGCATACACAGGTTTTGTTTGAGTATATCAATAACTCCACCTGGTTGCATTGCTTTTATAACATTGGATGAGGTTTTAGATTCTGAGTCTGTATCGTTGAAGAATTCTACCTCAGTTGGACCTGTTTGTATTCGTTTAACCTCACCTGAACCTCTACTTGATTCAGAAGATTCTGATTCTGAGCTAGAGGTTGAGTTACTGTCTTTAACCGATTCTGCAGTAGCACCAACCATTAAAGATATTTGTACAACCATATAATCATAGGCTGCCAATTCCATAATTAGCTGGTTTTCTAGAGCTTCATAATACAACTCATTATTAAATTCCTCTATGGGAATCTCATGATTTACTAGCGGCTGAATATACAGCTGCCATTTTTCAATGAATTGCTGCTTCTCTTTAAGAGAAACCTTACCGAAGATATCCTCAGGAATATAAGTGTCTATCAGCTCATAGATACTGCCAGGCAACTGGGTATTTACTTGATCACTAACTCCGATTACATTGGTTTTGGAAAGATTCTCTCCACCATAGTTATTTGTTATTGTTACCTTGACAACATAGTCGCCAGGATTTTCATAAAGATGGGAAGCAGTTACCACACCTACATGTGATTCTGTCTTCCCATCACCAAATACCCATGTTACCGTGAAATCATGAGGTAGCTCATCAGCGAATGCCCTGAACCTTGCATTTAGTCCAACTACGGTAGATAAAAAATCCACCGTTTTCATATATTACTCGTCTTCTCCGCTGTTAAACTCATCTAAAATGGCATTTACCAAGTCAAGCTTAGTATCACCATCTTCTGGTTCAATATCTAAAGAGATAGCCAAAGCTTTCAGCTCTTCTCCATTGAACTGATCCTTTATTTTTTCTGGAGCTTCGCCTGCCTCTATAAGACCAATGAACTTATCTTTAAGAGCTTCTGTGTCCACTTCTTTCTTTGAATCAGCTTTCTTCTTAGGATTAACTTCTTCTGTCTTGACTTTAACTTCTTCTGCCTTAGCTTCTATAAGGTAACCATTTGCAATAGCTGCTCGGATTACCCGGGAATTAAACTGATTCTCGGTTATCTCAACAACATCCTTGCGAAGTACCTTAATCTTAGAAGCCTGATCATAGAAGATACTTGCCTTTGGATTAAGTTTTATGTATTTTGCCATAGTTAAATGGATTAAAGGAGGGAGTATATACTCCCTCCTTATATTGTTAAGTGGTTTAATTATTCGAGGATGCCTTTCAGGTAATTATCTACATCCATGTAATCAGGGAATCCATTGGTAGAGAATTCCTTAGTTGCATCTATGAGGATAGAAGCATCCTGATACATCTTCGAGAAACCAGTAGTTAACGAAGCATAAATAGCCTCTGTCTGGTTCGATACTATACGTTCAGACTCAAGCATAAGCTGCTTAGCAGTCAACTTAATCATGGCAGCCGATGGATCTACAAGCATTACCTCATTTTCTGGAGTTCCACCGTGAATATAGAAGTCTGCCGAATTTGGAACTGGAGTCTTCAGGTTCAAGCGAGCATCAGTAGTACCCGACGAACGTAACTTGAATTCAGGCAGATCAAGCAGATCAAGTGCCTGCTCTTCACCACCGATAATAGTACGGAACTGACGACCAAGGCGAGATGCACGAATCCATACCCGGAGAAGGTCACGATACTGTATACCCTCCTGAGTATCACCTACACCGATAACAGGAGCCGATTCAGAACCATCAAGTTTGTTACCCTTTACGAGTACATCCATTGCCAGAGCATCCATTGCATAACCAAGCTGAACACCGAAGTCACGAAGGAAGATGGCCATTACATCCATGGATACATAGCTACGTACCTCATCGGTTACCTTGAATCCCTTACCGATCTTGAAAAGGTTTACCGACTTCTGTCCGAAGGATACAGTACCCAGAGGAATTGTCTCTGCCTCGTTAACTCGTGCAGGATTAGCATCCGACATATTTACCAGAGGCATGATAGCCGTTAGCCCATTAATAGGCTGATCAGATGCAATGATGTTCGGATAGAAAGGTGCCTCACGCATTCCAAGATAGATTGCCTCACGTACAATCTCAGGAACAAGCCAACGCAGCTCAGGATTAGGCATGGAGTAAATATTCTCCATCGTATCAACTTTCGGGTTGAAACCGATAGCCTTGAAATAATCCTCCTGAGTGAGACCGTATTTCTCCTGGAGCATATCACCCAGATGAATATCCACGGGGAGACTCTTGTTGCTTCCCTGACGGAAGCCATCCATGTTCTTTACAATTTCGGGAAGCTCCTTTAAGTACTGCTCCCGAGTTAAGGTTTTTTCTGCCATATTTAGTAATGTTATTTTCTGTTATTTTACCAGGATTTGAATCAGATCACCAACCTCAGCTACGTTGATAGCTATGAACTTAGTCTCTGCATTTGCATCGGAGGGCTGGAAGTTTGTATACGTTCCGCTTTCATCCAAAGTTCCATCGGTCTTAACATAACCAGTGGTGGTAAGCTCTGCCTTAGCTATACCGTGTATAATTGCAAAGGCTTCTACCATTACAGTTACTTCTACACCAGCTGCATTTGCAGGATATGCAGGATACTTACTGTAGTTAACAGCAATACCGAGATACATATCACCAGCTGCCCCAGTATACGGAGAGATAGTTCCATCGTCATTAAGTTTTACCGGTTGACCCTGAACGATGGTATCGCCACTCTTTACCGGAAATGCCTGATGAAGCTTGTGCGATTCACTTTTGTAAATCACAGCCTGTTGGGTCCGTCCACCCACTTTGTGTAAGTCTGCCATAATTTAACTTGATATTTTAGTTGTTTGTTATTTCTTTTCTCCCCGAAGTTTACGATCTGCCAAAGTTAAAGCTATATCACGAGTAGATTTCGGTGCCTTATTCTTTTCCTCATCATCTTCGGGATTAATAGATGATGCTCGGCCAACATCATGAGAACCGCAATTATTGCAGTGCATGGGGAATTTCTCTTCCAGCTGTGCATCATAAGTCTTACGCAGAGCTTTGAGAGTCTCCAGAGTTGTTCCTTCATTCTCCAGTAAAGCCAGGATATTCTGGTCTACCTTATCCTCACCAGAAACTTTCTTATATGCTGCCACCGTTTCCTCACGATACGATTTAATGTGGCAATCCCAATTCTCTTTAGCCTCCTTGTAAGAATTGAGGTCTTTTTCAAGATTAGTCTTTTCCTCAGTGAGTTTTTCAATTTCCTCATCCTTCGCCTTCACAGCATCAGCGAAGTCCTTGTTCTGCTGTACCAGAGTTTTAATCTGGGTGAGAGCCAGCTCTGTCGAAACTTCCTGACCTTCAGAAAGGGTCAAAAGATTTTCACCAAAGAGGCTCGCAAGCATCTGCTGCAATTCTTTGTCCATGTTTGTTTTATTATTTTGGTTATTATGGTTACCCTTTCCGGCACCCTTTTCATTATTAGATTTACTGGTATTGTACTTTATATCTTTTTCTGAAAGAACCTTGAAGTCGAATAGAGATACCCTCTTTATCGGATCATTAGCCTCGGCTGCTTTCTCTTCGGAAAAAGAATAATACTGACTTCCAGCATAAGCAGGGCTATTTAACCTACCACTCTTAATCAATTGAGCAAATGGATCAGCTCCATGCCATACCAGAGATGTCTCTTTATAAGAGATTATCTTTGTAGCAACCCTACGTATAAGTTCTCCCTTATCTGTATATGTACCAAGTTTAGAATAGAACTCCCATATATCCTCAAATTGGTGGGATGGTTCCCATGCAAACTCTACAGTTACAGAATTAGAATGTATAGAAGGTGGATCCATTTGTATACCACGAGCTATACGTGGATTTGATAATCCATCTATCTTCAGTATACCGTTTATACCAGCAGGTATTACTACTCCAGTCTTTTCATCTTTGTATGCGTCTTGCCATTCAACAGATTTAACTGATCCGATAGCATTAGCCACATCAGTTTCATGATCAAGGTTTACAGACTGACCAACCAGTAATGGCATTGACTCTTTGAGGATCTGTTCTGGAAATTCAGTAGGATTATACTTCTTTGCTACAACAGCAGCCGAAAGCATTCTGAACATTGGCTCAATAAAGTCTGTGTCCTTTGGTTTCAGCATGTCTGGAGTTACATTTGGCATAAATTGATTCACATTCAAAGTACCTCCCCACATACCGAACCTCTCTAATGACTTCTTTGGATCATCACTGAAATTACCTGTTCCCTTGTAGAAGTTTTCAGAAAGAGAGTGAGCATCAATAACTACTTTTGGTACATCTGATACCATTAAGCTATGAGCTGCACTTAACACCATTACATCGGTGTTTTGTTTTTCAATAGGTGGCATAATTTATCTCGGTTTACTATCTTGATCACCTCTTCTTGGGTTTGGGTTATTTTTGTCCCTGCCCTTACGATCTGACCTTTCTTTATCGTCTTTTCTATCCTTTTTCTTCTTACCAGTATCTGTATCACCAGTACCGGATGAATCATCTGAATCTACTGGTGTACGGGGTTCTGGTAGATCAGGAGCTTCATACCCCATATCACGTGCAAATTGATCCTGGCTTATGATACCCTGATTGTAAAGTGTTATATTTACACGAGCCCTATATTCCCTTGCTTGCTGTAACTTAATGTCATCAGAAACTGTTGAAGTTCCAAATTGAATTGTTATTCCCTTGTTATTAAATCCAGCCAGACGCAGTTCTAGAGAATAAAAGAATTCCAATACAAATATTACAAGTGTTTGGATATTCTTTAACTGGGATATCATCTTTGACAGCTGTATACCAGCCCCTCCTTCTGTTCCAGCTTGAGATGCTGATACTCCTATGATAGAACCATTTACCCCCAACCCATTAGCAACAGACTGCTGGTTCATATTCCACGGGAGATTTATGTTCTGCATAGAAGCTGATGTTGACTTCAGGTCGAATTCATGATCATCAATATAACCAACTACAACTCCATCTGACATACCACTAACTATGTTAGTCTTCATCTTACGGAGTGTACTGTTTAGACGACCTTGATAAGCTTTTTCACTTTCACCAGCAGTACGAGGAGGTTTAGCCATCTTTGCCTCTAAGAATCCAACCATACCCATGATCTCCATGATATGTTTGAAATTCTTTCTCATAGTATGCTGACCAGCTATAGAGTCTAATGCAGACATAAATGGAGGTACTCCATACGGTTCATCAGTATCATTATACATCCCAACATAACAATATGTTTCTGTATTAAGTCTGATGAATGTATCTTTTACTCCATCTACTATTCTTGGATTCCTCTGATATGGATGATATACTCCATTGTTCTCTCTCTTAAACCTTATAGTTTCTGGTTTAATGAATAGTATTGTCTCTAATCCAGTCAACTCTTTGTTTGGTACACCCTCTACTGATATTGCACCACCAACTAAAAGTTGAACAATGAACTTGTTTACCAATCCGTCTATACCAGCTGTATATCTTGACCACTTCTTAGATACCTCTCTAAGATGATTTCTCATCTTAGTTGATTCTTCTGCGGTATTGTTTGGGAAGTCTATAGTATGGCCAGTATTTGACAGCTTGAACATGTCTTGCAGTGCAATACTGACATCTGGGTTTACTTTGTATAAATCCCGAATAATTGGTATTAGTTCTGTTCTGAAGGTTGGAGTAACTAAGTTAGTAATACCATTTAGAGTTGTAATTAACTCAGAATTTCCCACACCATCATCTGGTTGGGAAACTCTTCCTGGACTTATAGAACCCTTTCCTTCATCTTTGTTCTTTGATTCTTTGGGCTTTGACCTTGTGAACCAACTGATAGGATTAAGTTTCATGTTATGTAAATTTGTTTATGTTCTACTGAGGAATAACCACAGTTGATGATGCACTATGACATCTGATGTGATTTGTTATGGCTTTACCGAATATGGAGTCATCGGAATATGTTTCACCCTCTAAGTCAATATCCATAGATGAGGTACTCATTCTATGTTTACCTCGTGCAATGGGTCTTCCTGCACCATCATATATGAAGGTATAAGCCTCTTGAACAAAGAACGGATCTTTAATTACCACATTGTTTTCCCTTATATCCTTTTCAAGATTCTCTACAATTACTGACCTATTCTTTGCGGTTGTTAACCAACCCGGGAACTTCTCTTCTTCTGGACGACTGTGACGTTTCTTCCTTAACAATTTAGTATAGAAGTATAGGTTTGGATAACCTTCATCTTGGAGTATAGTTGTTACAGCCATACCAACATCATTAGTCTCTGGAGCTAGCTTAGCAAAGTTATACTTTTCTCCGATATCACCAAGTAAACGAGCATATTTGTTCAAAGGTATTCTACCCTTGTATACTGCAGACTCTTCTCCATCTCTATCCATACAAGTAAAAGCTGAGTAGTCAGTACCTCTACCAGTTGCACAGTCACCACCAATGAAATACTCTTTGTTTGGATCAGGCTCATTGAATTCCTTATACTGACCTTTCAAACGTGTATTGATAATGGGATAGTCAGATAAGCACTCTTCTATAGCCTTAATATCAACTAAATCAAATACTGTATTACCAGATGATAGGAAGTCACCATCAATCTCCTGAGCAGTTCTCTTTGGACCAAGAGCAGTAGACATCTCCTCATACCACTTCTGATCTCTATCTGGATGCATCTGCCAATAAAGTCGTATTGGATTAAGAGGATTACCACCAGCTATAGCATCTACCCAAGCACCGTGGAAGAAGTTCCCGACTCCGTAGGGCGTGCTATTTACGATAGCTGAACCGCCAGTGTTATGATTTACAAAGTTACAAGTTGGTAGTATATATGAGTGATCCCCTTCTACATGTATATCATATATGTCTGTTACATACTCTCGGTTTACGGTTAATTTTGATAGATATACTTTAGAATTTCTTCGTATATTACCTATACTTTTCCTACTTATATTTAATCCCTGTTTAGCTAATACTTCTTTAACTTCTTGGTCACTCTTACCAGGATTCAAATCTAATGTGTGTAATACCTTAGAATGTAATTCTATCGGATAACCAGATAAAGAGGTAACGTGAGATAAATTAGTATTATATGACTTCTTTATATTCTCTGAATTGGTTACACACTTCAAATTAGTTACCCAATCCTGAAGAGGATTATTATTGATATGGTCAATTACCATACCATCTGGTACTGAACCAATAAATGTTTCATATACTAATCTAGATACTTTCCAATTCTTAGTACCACCCTCTAACTTAGAGAATAGTGTAAGAGTATTATATCCTTTGTGTACTCTTATTCTTACTTCAGTCCTTTCACCATTACTACCAACTTTATATACTTTACCAAAGTTAGTTATTTGATATTTGAACTTGCCAAAAGTAAACAATGGCTTGAATACTACTTTCTTTGGTGGTTTTACTAAAATCGTATTACCTATAGAATCGTATTTGGTATCTACCTGAACTATTTTTAGGCCATACTTAACAATATCAGATACTGTCCTCCAGCCTTGTGGAGTTAATAAGCGGTGTTTAGGAGTACAATCTAAAATTTTACCTCTATTGTCTTCTACCTCCCAAGTTAAAAGCTTTCCTTTATATACAGCATCCAATACTTGTTTCCAAGTTCCAGTATGAGTTAGAGTATATAACTTCTCTTTTCTTAAATCTCTTACTCCTATTTCATCTGGAGCTAATTCTTTTATAGGCTTAAGAAAAGCCTGTAGACCTTTTTTATTACCTTCTATATTTTTCCGATATGGATTTTTAGTAAGTAATATTTCGTAACTCCCTGATATACAGCTCAATGTGGGGAATGCCGATGCCCATATCGTTGAAGCCCATCTTACAATTGCTGCCTCATCAATTACCAACAACGACAAAGATTCAGAACGACCTGCTTGATCTGATGTTGGTATAGACTCAATTATGGAGCCATTTGCAAATTCTATTGTTGATACAGAACCAAATTCTCCAGTACGACCGTTTATAATGGGTTCTTGTAGATATGAAGGAAGATTCTTGTACATAAACTTGATCTTCTTCAGTACCTTCTTTGCTACAGTATCTTTGATCGAGATGATGTTTATCTTCTTGTTTGGGTGATACATTGCTAACCATAGGCAATACATAGATATCAACTCTGTAATACCAGCCTGACGGAATTTAAGGATGATATTGAACCTGTTCAGCATGAATTGGTATAGTACTGCTTTCTGAAATGGATATAGCAAGAACTTAACCATACCCAACACAGGGTTGATAACATAGCAGAAAGTAGAAAAGAAGAATGGATCCTTCATCACACGGACCAAGGTCTTAAGTTGTTCTGGTGTAATATTTGTATCTCCTTCTAGTAATGTCTTCTTTCTTGCCATATCAAAAACTGTATGAAACTCTTATGTAAGGATCAAGTGATAAATTGTCCCTGAGTTTGGGATAATAGTTGAAATTCAACCCGGCCTCATAATTAAATTTACTGGTATTGTACTTCAAGCCTAAATCCAGATCATGCATGTTATGTACCGGTCTGATGGTATATTGTACGACTGGATCAAACCTTTTTATGAGTGACGTTTTCTTATTGGTTAACTTCCCATCCGAATAGTTGTACTGATAACGATCATAATTTACCTGATACTCTTCAGTAAATAGTTTGCAGTCTGTATTGAAGGTAGTGATTGACAGTTTATCTCTACTGGAAAGTATCTGCAGTAGTTTTGGAGCTTGTGGATAGTTAGTTAAGAACAACTCATTGTATTCAACCTTCACTGAATCTTTCTGTATGATAGTAACTACTCTATCAACATACTCTATTCGTTCAATTGGTACTGAATCTATCTGGTAGAGGAATACCATGCTAGGCAATTGCATTTTTGGAAACTCTACCTTTGGAACAAAGGGTTTATTAACCCAAACTGTATCTGGTTGATGGTTGATATTTTCCAAGTCATGCCTTAACTCTGAATTCTGATCCCACATCCAGAATATAGTTAAGGTCATAAGTATGAAGGCTATGGTTAAGATTACATTTTTCATGTGATTGAGATTTTATGAAACCATTAAGGGGGGATTATAGGGGGGATTAAAGAAGTAAGTCTTAATCTAGAAAGAATAAGAATACTACTATAGAACAAAGTATATGTTTATATAGCTTTAGCTATATAAACTTCTATTAGTATTTTAGTATACTAAAATACTAATAGAATTCTCCTTATACGTATGCGTATACGCGATAGGGGGCTTGATTAGAGTATTTTAGCTTTCCTCAAGCAAGCCTTTAACCAAAGTGAATTCTCGTATACAGCTCCTTTTGTCAGGGTATTCCTCCCCTTGTTCAACCAATAGGTTGGATTGTTCTTATCAAAATATACCTTAAATGATTCTGGGAATCCCATGATGACTCTATATTCATCAAGTCCCATTATCCTTCCATGAGGATTAAATTGCCTGGATGAAGGTCTCACAGTCAAAGGGTAACCTTTCTTCCTATTGCGATATACTCCTGGTAGAGTTTTCATCTTATGAGTTCTCATTGGCCATTTGTGATCATTTTTGAATTCAGTTTTCCATAGCTTCCTCACTTGAGCTACAGTAAGAGTTGTCTTAGACTTATCAGCATAATGATACATTGCTAATTTCTTGTCATCAGATTCTCTGTAATTTATGTCTTTTCTTACTTTTTTCTTCAATTGACACAGATTCTTAGGCTTAGTTACTTGAAAAGTGTGATCAAATACTTTTGGATTGATTCCAGAATCCTTACGTACTCCTATCATCACTAATCTTTTCCTACTTTTCTGGGAATTACCAAATACCGTAACGGAATGACAGTGTACTATAAGCTGATAATCAGGCAAATTATTTTCCCATTCACTGATAGGGATGAAATCTAGAAGCTTTGGAAGGTTCTCAAGCATAAATACTGCTGGTTTGAACTTCTTAACACTAGAAAGATACAGATTTAAGGTTGCATCTTCTCTTGGTTTACCCAGGGTTTTCTTCCTTGAATAGGAGAATACAGAGCTATGACCACAGGATGGAGAACCAATGATTATGTCAATTTTGGTAAATTTCACCTCTTCAAGGCTCTTTAAGAATGGAATATCACCAAAATTAAGCTTCCATTGTAGTTCTCCTTTGGAATGGAATACAGCTCTTGGTTCAACATTAGCTACAAGATGATCTTTAAACTCGAAAAGAAGCGCTCCTTGCGCTCCACAGATACCAAGTACATTCATTGAAAATAGATTTGTTTAATATATACCGGATGGTCTTGCTAAAGACTACTATAATATGCAAATTTAATATCAAAACTATATGAAAGTTGGAGATTTACTACTGGTAACTGGCACTGCATTTTTTGAAAAGACCAAAATTGTTGACCGAAATAAGGGGATTTATACCCTAGAAAATGGGATAAAGACAGATAGAACTCTTCATCCACTGAATTCAACATATAAAGTTGAACCTTTTGATGAGGAAAAGTATAAAAATCTCATGGCACAGAGACTTTTAACCAGAAATTTGGAGAAATTGACTCTGATCAACAACAAAGGGATAGAAAATCCAGAAATTGTTAGATATGCAGCTAATAAACTAAGTCGTATACTTGAAAAACTGGAAGAAAAATGATACGTTTCATGATAAGATTCCTTATAACAAATCACTTTATAAGGGTTATAGACAATGGGATTTCAGATGCAGGAGTACTTAGCAAAGCTTGGAAAGGAATAAACAAAGAGTATGAAGGCAATGAATCCTGGGAAAATGGCAAAAAAGAAGCCTTTCAAACATTCATCATCTGCTTTATAGGTCTAATCATCATTTCATACATAGTATGCTAACATCAACACCACCAATTTGGTTCGGATATACACTTATCATCATGTATATCTTAGGGTTTATCTTCTGTATCTTTCTCAGAAGTGTAATAAGTGAAACTCCTTTGAAAAGGTCAAGCACTAAAGTAAGGTATGGAGTTTTATTCCTTATATGGATGATGAGTCCAGCAGTAGTGATGGGATTATTCTTTTTAACTATGAAAGTTATATTCAGACATGGCGATAAGAAGAACTGATATAGATATAATCATGCCAAGTGCAACATATCAACAAAAGAATGATATACCAGTATGGGATGCCTACATAGAAAAGGTAGTTATAGACGGGGATATTCCTTCCCTGATATCCGACAGGTTATGTGGAGGGATAAAGTCTATGATAAATGGCTATCCTCAAAAATTCAGTGGACAGCTTAAAGGTAATATAGAAAACTTACTAAATGAAACAGAGGTTAGTATCTATAAGAAATATGGAATAACTTACTCCAAATTAAGGGTAAAAAGAGATGGGTACTATTTATTAATTTCTACAAAACCAGACAAACCATTTGACATTTGGGAACCTTAATCAAAATATTTATATGGCAGTAAAAGTTTATACTCCCGGTCAGTTCTATGCTGCCGGTGGAGTAGTAGAGGAAATGTTTTACCAAGAAGTTGGTAGAACAAAGAAGTATCTAAGGAAGAGAGTTGGTTTTGTACGTTCTTTCGAACAAGTAATCAAGAATCTGAATGATGAGGCTTGGAGAGAGTTTCATTATATGAAAGCTAACGTTAGGGGCGTAGATTATACCTTGGTATATGACCTAGAGAATAAGGAATACCCATATCTTTTCGTAGAAACCAAGTTCTATTTCAAACAGAAGGCTAAGGTTAAAGAACCAGACCAGAAGTAGTAAATGTAATCACACAAAAATACCCAAGCTTATAAGCTTGGGTATTTCGTTTGTGAATTAGTTCTCGAAGTATTTCATGGTTACGTTACCATTGGCATTTATTACCATACCAATAAATACGTTATCTGCCATTCTTCCTCTACCGTACAGAGATGTGTCAAACTCTAATCGGTTAGAAACTTCCCTTGGTATAGCAGGTGTAGTTAAAGTAAAGGTTAATGGTTTAGTAGCACTACTAAAGCTAATTACAGGTGTAGCTATAAAATCCATGGTATAATCATAACCAGCACCAACAGTTTCGTAAGTGACTCTTATTGTGTGTATAGCTTGATACCGAAACGATTATTCCAAGTCTATATCTCCAAAACTTAATAATATGTATTTCTTAATCGGTTTACTCGTAGGTTTTATTTTAACTCTCATTATATACGGTATATTGGTATGGTCCTTTATGCAGTTACAAGAACTTTCCAGAGATTTATTAAAGAAAATAGGTGAGTTATTTATATTTGGAATAATTTGTATACTGGTAATCACCATTACAATAATTATAATTAAGCCTTATGCCTAAAATCATTAGTAATACTAAGGGAATAACCCTGGATAAAGATGGTCAGCCACAAGTTGACAACTCATTTGAAGGCCCTGCCTATGTAGTTCAGGATATGGGATTGGGTATCGAAGAAAAAGTAATATCCCTTACTAGAGAGGGTGACCGATTAAAAACCGAATACACCTCTGAAAGGGCTTACATCAACGATGGATTTGAGTTCTTAATAGAATGCTCTGATTGTAAAGCTATAACTAAGGTAGAGAAATATGGTTTAAGTGAAAACAAGCCTTACATAACTCGATGTAGTCAATGTGGGAAGATATTCATCAACCCTTATTATAAGGACCCAGTAAGTGAATCCTGGGAGAAGAACCCTCCAACTCAAATCGTAGATTAACAATGGAACAGATGGAGAAAAATACAACTATCCTGGAATGGATAACCAAAGCCAAGGAATGCTACCTTAATAATTATTGACTTCATGGTATGTGTAATGCCTTCAGTAAGGCTATTCTTTACTCTCCTGATTTGGAAGCCAACCTTATAAGTATACTACAGGAGATGGACCATCCCTTATATAAATTCGAAGGTAAGATAATGTATCGAAATGAATGGATTCCTGCCTTGATACCTGAATTTAATTTCGACTTCTTAGATGGTAATAGGAATACTAAGGCATATGAAAGCTATGAGAGAGGTGATTTGCCTTTAAGGGACATTTACTGGTGGGAAAGGGATGACAAAGAATCCAGGATTAAGGCCTTTGATAAATTGATAGGGATTTATGAGGCTAAGGTAAATGGTAGAGCCTTATAATAGGAGCCATAAAAATATCCTGAAAAATTTTATGAAGAGCCTTTAGATAGGTTCTTCATTTTGTGTGGGGAAGGGGGGTAGTGATCAATTCCCTTATTATGAGCTTTATCACTGGGTTTATTTTGGAGCTAGCAGTAAAATTATGGCCCTTCATGGGAGCCTTTAATGCGAGGAGCCTAAAACATCTGGCAGTAAAAAAGGCACACGGTGTCCCTATCGCAAAATTAAAATTAATTAAAAATAGGGGACAAATTATGCCCCCTACTTCTTCAATGAAATTTAATTACTATTTTATTTTCAATAAATTGATAAGTTATTTTATTTTTTATTTGTTTCTTTTTCAATCCATGAATTAAAATAGTTTCTTTTTCATTTACATATATTTGAAATTCGTATGTTTTTTTATCAAATATATGTTTTATTTTATTTAGTAGTTTCATATCTTTATTTTTCATTCATTGCAGAAAGGAAATTTTTAATCGTGTCTTTCTTTTCTGTGTTTGCATTTGCGTCTACGATACATTCTACATTAATGTAAACTTGCTTTGCATATTCTTGCCACGCTTTTTTCAATGCTTTTCTTTTCTCTGTATTTTTATTGCTGGCAATAAATTCGGCAATAAAAGCGTCTAATTTCTTGCGCAATTTCATACGCAAATTTTTCTTTTCTTTGTCCGTTTTATACTCTGCAAAGATTTCTTTGCGATAAATTGATTTTCTTTCGCTGGTCGAAAAAATTTCATTACCAATTGCTAAAATTTCATTTGCTTTCATAATAGTAAAAATTAAAGGTTAATAAAATGCTTTGTTCTTTTCTGTATTGCAAATATACTACTGAATTTTTTTTAATGCAAATTTTTAGACATAAATTTTGATTATTTTTTCTTATAATAGTATTTATTTAGATCAATTTTAACTATACAAAATAATCGGTTTAGGTTTAGGCAGTAGGTCTGTTTAATGATCCATGATGATAAGTTGGTTTGTTGGTATATGGTCTGATACAATTATGGCCTTAGCTGGCACCCTGAGGTACAGAATAGTCCAATAACTAGGCCTTTAATGTTCATCTTCATTTTCGGCCTTTGTCCACATATATCTAGAGTATCATATATTTATAAATAACTAAATACTTGTCTTATTAATTGTAAAGTTCTATGATATGCCCTTGCTTGCATTGCATTACACCTTATTTGCATTGCACTGAATAAAAATTTAATATAGGATCAGGATATGGCACCTAATTGTACCTTAAAAGCCAATCCTAAAAGGCCTATAAGCCAAGCCACTAAAAGCGATATAAGGCCTTAACCATATACCTACTATAAAAGGCCTGGGTTGGCAGGCCTTACAAAAAAGGATTGAAAGCAAATGGGGAGGGCCAACCCCCACCCTACCCTAAATATATTCCGGATAACCTTCCAGGTCCTTATACTCTGTCCGAGCATGGTTATAAAACTCGAGCAGCTGTTCCCTGGTGTTATCCGGGTTCTCAGTATAATCCAAGAGTTCGCATACCCAATCGAAATCATCCCTATATACCTCGATTGCAATAA